CATCAATTCCTTCTTGTTCATCTACCCAAATAGAATCGAATCCTTTGATACATCTCCACATTCTATTCTTACCAGTTGCATCATCAATTGTTCTGCCTTCACTTGGTAACTTATAAATTGGTGGATAAGGATTAGTAGTTCTCATACCAGTATCGCCATCAACTGGTTTATACTTTTCATATGTTTTTGTTAAAACAAATGTGTATACTTTGTTAAAATCGTTTAAACCGTCATCTTGTTTTTTAACAAAATTAGGGTTTCCTTTTTTCTTTACTTGTGTCTCTTCCATAATAATTTAATTTTTCTTCCTTTTGTATTTAAAATATAAAGGGGGAGAGCGAACCCTCCCCCAGTATTAATTATGCACCTTTTACGATAGCATATTGGTTTGCACCCATAACTTGAACACCGAAGTATCCAACTTGAGATACAGTCAACTCCATTTTTGCAGAAGTTGGAACTTTTGCTAATGCACCAGTTTCAGCAATCTGAACTTTCTGTCCATTGCCCAAGATATCTTGGTAACGAATGTTGAAACGAGGTACTACGTTACGAGTCTTAGCATCAGTTGAAGTTCCTTTTGGAATCAACAAACCGAAGTTCTGACGAGTAGTTCCAGCAGGGTTTGAACCGTAGAACGCAGCGTTAGAGAAAGGCAAGTAACGAGTAAAGTTAAACTTACGGTGGTAAGGTTGGAATGATTTGAAACCACGAGCTAAATCTAAGTTAGCTGAATCTTGGTTTTGTGCATATAATACAGCACCGTTGTTGAAATCGTTACCCAAAGCATTTTGGATAGCAATATCTTGGTTTACATCACATAACCAATCGTACTCAGCAGGAGCACCTTGAGAATCTAATTGACGCTCGATGTCTGCAAAAGTAGTTTGAGCACCGAAAGTGCTATAACCGATGTTTAAGCCGTTAGCTTGAGTTTGTTGGATAACACCAGCAGAACCAGTCTCACTGTAACCTAAGTTATCAGTTAAGTTAGAGTCCATCAACATTAATTCTTTTTGTAACAAGAATTTTTTGTTGTCATCAGCTAATTGCTTGTACTTGTAGTAGCGTTGACCATCATATTCAAAGTCAATTGCTTCCGCTAAGTTCAAATCAGTAAAACGAGAATCGATACGGATTTGAGTAGCGTAGTTAGTGAATTTGTCAATAGTCTGTACTTGAGTAGTAGTGTAGTCAGAAGCTTCACCAACATATTTGAAGCCACGACCTTGAATGACATCACCAACAGAAACACTTACGTTATCAGTTGAAATAACTGGAGCTAAAGTTATACTTTGGCTTGCAGTTCCCTTACCACTAACAGCAGTAACACGAGATTCAACGCCAGTACGTGAGTTGTACATAATCATACCAACCTCTGGCAATGATTTGTAGTTGGTTGAGTAAAGGTCACCAGCTGATAATACTATTGAAGATTGTGAAGCACCAGCAGCAACTGCTGTAGGTGCAGGCGAGGCAACAGTAATAAAAGACATTTGACGGCCTTTTGATTCGTAGTGATAGAATAATTTGTTGTCGGTAGCCATAGTGTTACCAGCAAGTTCGTTCATCATAACATATGGAACGAATTGGAACTTATCGATGAATTCTCTGTACGCACGTGGTACAACGATATTTAGTTCCGAAATCAACGTCCCCTGTCTGGTGGCAGAGGCCGTGGTAAAGGTACTTGGAGTAGTAGGCATTTTTTCTAAATTTTAATTGTTAAATAATTTGTTTATAAGCTTAACACGTAATCACCAAAATCATAAGGGTTTCCACCTTTAGCATCAAATGAAGTGTTAGGGGAGCCAAGGTTAATGTTTTTAATATCCTTTCCGATAATATCCATCTTTGCCTTTTCTTTGGCTTGTGTCCAACCAGACTTAAACATCTTCTCCGCATTCTCAAGAATATACACATCCTCGGTAATCTTCTTAACATTTGGAGTTCCATCTTGGTTAACCCATCCACGGTCCACTAAATAACTTTCGGCATTGAAATCTCTCATTTTCTGAACCAATTGTTGTTGCTCGTCCTCTGTTACTTTATAGGACACTTCCTCGTCTCCTAAATTGAACTTAAACTCGTTAACACCTGGTACATCTCTTTCTACAGAATCAAGCCACTGTTTTTGCAAATATTGAATTTGCTCTTGACTTAAACCCTGCTGAGTTTCTTCTGCTGAAGTCTCGCTAACATTATTATCAGGTTGTTTATTACCCGATATTGGTAATTGAATGTTCTGTTTTAAATCTTCTAATTCGGCACGTTTTTCTAACGCATCACGTTTTAAAAGTTTTTGAGCCTTGTCAATCTCTTTGTTAATTTTGACAGCCTCTTTGTATTCATCTGGATAAACATCTTTGTCAATCTCTTCCAAATCAATTTTTTCCTCAAATAGAGCTGAACCGTATTTTTGTTCAAGTTCAAACTCAATATCATCTGTATCCCAATTAGGATGCTCAGATGAAATAAATCCAGCTACAACATCAATATCTGGTACTGTGCTGTAATCTGTTTTCTTTAATGATAGATACTCATATAGAGCATCTTCATCCATTCCTTCTAAGTTAAACTGCTGCTCAGTAGAAAGTTGCTGTACTTCTTCTTGTACAATTTTTTCTTCTGGTGAGCTAATTTCATCTTGTTGTGCTCCTATTTCAATTATTGGTTGCTCTTGTTGAGTTTCAATAGGTTCTCCAGCAGCATCTACAGCTTGTGGAGTTTCTTCTCCAGTAGGCTGTGCTGTTTCTTGCACTTGTTCTGCTTGTGGCTCGGCATTATAGTTATCCGAAAGCACATCCTCCCAAGACGCAGCTTTGTTTACGTTTTGTTCCATTTTTTCTTCCTTTCTTGTTTTACAAAATTAATTATTAATTCAATGTGTTTTTATTGAGACTGTTCCATTACTTGGTCTTGTGCTCCAGTCCCAGCTTCTTGTGTCATTTGTTGACCTTCTTGAGCTTGTTGTTGAGCAAGCATAGCTTCTTGTTCTTGGGCTTGTTGTTCTTGCATTATTTGCTGCTGTTGGTCATTTAACTCTTCAAGTATTAATTGTTTTTGAGTTTGAACAACACCTTCTATACCTTCAAATATAAATGATGGCATCTGCTCAATAGGTGTTCCTTGCTCAAGAAGTTTCTCAAGAGTTTTAACACGAAGTATATTAAAGTATTTAAGTGTTTCAGATTCCTTTTGATTTTCTAATTCCTCGTGAAGTATCTGAAGCTTAGCTTGTTGTTCTGATTGTATAATCTGAAGTTCTCCTTGAGATTTAGCCTGAGCAGCTTGTACTGCTTGTTGCATTTGCATCTCACTATTTTGTTTAGCCTCTTCCATTCTTTCTTTTCTGCGTTTTTTCTGTGCAGAAACTAAATAGTAGTTAGCAGCTTTAGGGTTGTCTAATAGCCTGATCTGGATAGCATCCTCTAATTCAATACTTTGTTGAGCTAATGCCATTTGAATGTTTTGCTCTAACTGCATCTTTTCACCCTCATCCTTAACAGCTTCAATCTTAACATCAAAGTTTGTTTTCTCAAAATCGTCAGTTGCCTCTACTTTAATGTATTGAACTCTATCTTCACCCAATGCATATTTATATCCTTCGTATCCACCCTTTTCACCAAATATTAAAATATCCCACAATCTCATTGCGGATTGTTTTGCTGTTCTTTCATATACGTTTAAGTAGGAGTTGTATATGTAGTTAATAGAGCTCTCTCCAATTTGGCGAGCAGACTCTAATACTTTTGCACCTACAGCTTGGTTAGAAATCATACCCTGATCTAACGAGTTAGAACCAATGATTCTCTCAAGTTTATTTAACTCAAAATTATATAGCTCAATAAATGCTTGTAGCTTTGCTGTGAATGGTACGTTTAATGGAGTGATTGGAGGTCTATTGTTTCCATCCATATCATCAACCATACCTTTATAATAGATAACACCAGTCTGCTTGTAGATACGGATTAACTCCATAGGTTGTAATGCTCCCTTACCGTTACCCAAATCTACATCACTCATACCTGCAATATCTACAGTGTAACCATCTGGTGCAGCTTGAGCTACAATCTTCTGCATTTGAAGGTGAGCTAACTGCATTTGTTTAATAGATGGAATCATTGTTTCAATAATAGGTTTGTTAGTCATTCTATTATTGTTGTACATATAGAACGAGAACGGTAACAAACATTCTTGTAAGTTCTCATTAGGCTTAAGCATATTGTTTGCAACCTCCCATTTTAATAAATGATTTGTATCGCAAATCCACGCACCTTCATATTCTACATAGTATGGTTTGGATTTAATATACTCTTTACCATCTTTCATTTTCTCTGTTCTATCTAATAGAGTTTTGCCAAATCTGTCTTGGTTTTTCTCGTATTTAAGATTGTACAAAGTTTTATAGGAGAGCTGCATAACAGGGACACGGAACGCATCATATGGTCTTGCAAACGCATTAGCATATTGGTAGTTCCAAGTAAATGTCCAAGCAGCAGGGTTATTGTATTTAGATGTAACACTTTTTGCTATATCGAATAGCTCCTCTTCAGATATCTTTCCAGGATAGGTTAAACGTACATCAGCAATGCTCATATACACAATCTCACCAGCCCACTCTAAATCCTTAAGGTCATCACGCTCACTATAAGATAATACTAAGTTATATGGATTTACTTTTCTAATTCTAATTCTACCATTTGCATCTATGAATGTTTTAGTTCCACAGATACCAAATGTAATCAAATCATCAAGCATTCCATTCTTACACTCAGTCCAATCATTATCATACATTACAAGGTCAATACCTTGCTCCATCATTACCTCTTCACGTTGCTTATAGTTAAAACCAAAAT